AACTTACTCGCTAACTCACCAGATAGATCAGCGTCTATTTCTTCGTTAGTGTGATAAAACTTTGGTGTCTTATTAAACAATGACTTCTTAGCTACGAAGAATTTACCTGTTTCAGGGTGTGGTCCCGCGAAGATAGCTGGTGCTCCGTCCCACTTGACTGTTACATTTAGTTTACTACCTGAACCACCTTTGAACATATCTCTCAATGATTGTAGAAACTCTATAGCACTTCTACCACCAGCTATACCGAAGTTTAGAATCTCATCTTCAAGATGTTCTAAGTGTAGATTTTTACCGGCAGCTTCTGTTAGAAATTCCATTTATTTACCTTTCAAAGCTTCTTTAAATTGTTTAGAGAATGTAGCTAAAAAACTAGGTGCTGATGTGAAGTTACCTTTGTATCTCAATGTTACATCACATACAGGTGTTGATCCAATTGATAAAATCATGTGTAACATTGCCGCTGTAGACCCTTTATCAAACGCTTGTGTTTTATTTTTATCTAACTTCATTGATGGTTTACCTGTTTTAAATAACTCATCAACTTTAGTAGTCATTGTATCAACATCTTGATAATCACCTGATTCTATAACTAGACCACTCTTTAACATTCTACCTATACCTGTAACTAAAGCGAAATCAAAATTTACTTTCTGTAATTCTTTTAATTCTGTTTTCAATATCAATCTGATTAGTGTATCAGCGAATAAGTCAGCGTTCTTTTCTATAACATCAGATATAGGTTTAAATATTGATTTATTTTTCTTTAACTGATAATTAATTAGATCATTTGGTAAAGCTGTAACAAAAGGTTTCCAGTTACTTGTACTTAAATTCTTAGCATTCTTACCTAGTTTATCCATCAAATCTTTTCTTATCCATGGATTACCATCTTTATCTACAGCTATCTTAGGTCGTGCTAATTGAAATCTTTGAGCAGTCTTTACAACACCACTGTAAAATAAATAAGCAGCGTCATCTAAATCTTTTCTGACTTTATCAAATTTTTTACCTTCTAATAGTGTACTAAATCCTTTATTGATTAATGTTGGATCACCTGTCGTACCAGATTTCTTTTTCTTTAATGATATACCAATATAGTTATCACCTTTCTTCATAATAAAATCAGATGCATTGAAATCTTTCATACCATATTTTGTAACTTGAAATTGTTTAACATCATCACTCCAAGCTTTACCTGTTAAATATACTTTGTCAACACCTTTCCAACCACCTTTCTTAGCGATCACTTCTGCTGCTGAGATAGCTTGAACTAAATTACTATAATCATTTTCTAACGCTTGTTCTTCTAGTGATGTATATCCTATAACTTTACCTGTCTTAATAACTTTTTTAACTTCTTCTATTAAAGCATCTAAGTCTTCTAGTGTTTCAACTGTTGGTATTGAAGACATTGTAGTTAGTGCTGCTGTCATTAACTCGTTTGGATCAGCTGTCGCTCCACCACCTCGTTTAGTGTCAGGTCTAGTTGTCACATATATTTTTCTATCTATGTCTTTATGTCTGAAAGCGAAATCTTTTGTTGATCTTGAAGATGTAGGACTTTCTAATGATAAGTCTTCGTCACTACCAATAATATCATTAGATAATGTAGTAAACTTAACTCTCTCATTAGGTTTGAGTATTATTTGTACTCCGATCTTCTTACTGTTTGTGAATCCTTTTCTTTGATCTAATGATACTTCACCATTAATAGAACCGATTTGTTTATCGATATCAGCTACAACATCAACAGCAAAATCTTTTTCGTCAGCACCATCATACTCTAATGATTCAACCATTTCTAGTGTTAAATCAGGTTCGATACTACTATTTTTTGATAGACGATATAGTTCGTCAGCTATTCTTTTACCGAATGCTGTATCTGAAGGATAATGTGCTCCAGCTACCATTCTACTATCGGCTATTCTTTGACCGATATCTAATATGTTTTTTCTATGTTCTAATGGAGCTTGATCTGCTACTAATAATGAGATTAATCTACCTGATGAAGCGTGTCCAGACGGATAAGCTGGTGTGTCAGCTGTTTCTAATGGAAATGCGTCTAATGGTAGAGTCAATTCTTTAGCTAATTCAGCTGGTCTTATTCTATTATAGTGTCTTTTAAGAGATAATATGATACTACCTCGTTGATAATCTAACTCTTTAATTCTATCCCATTCAACTTCTATACCGAAATCTTCTAAGTAATCTTTGAAAGGTTTAATGACTTTCTTATCATACATAGTCATTTCTGTTTTCCACACTTTTCTTTTACTACCCAATGACATAAGGTATCGTAATTCGTTATGTGTTTCAGTAGAACTGTTTTTAGGTGGTGGGTAACCTTGCCATTCTTCAAGATCAAAATCCTCGAACGCCGGATAGGGTCGAGCTAATTTTTTTAATCTTTTATTGTTGTATTTACCTTTGTGTCCTAATTTATCTAAACTGTCTACGGATTCTTCGTTTAATTGAGAGAATGTCTTCATAGGTAGTATTTATGTCAATACTATTTTTGAATTCTGTGCTTACTTAGGAACTTTTCTATCTTTGCGATAGACTCGACTAATTCTTCTTGTTTCTCTTTATTTTGGTGGGATTTTTTAAGAACAATTAGTTCTTTTTTGAGCTCAACTTTCTTAGAGAGTAAGTCCATTAAAGACTTACTCTTAATAGTACCTTGATCTTGACTATGAGTTGAGGATTTCATTGAGTTGATTAATTGTATCATCTGCCGTAGTATGTAGTATTCCTATACCACCAGCATCTCTGAAACATTTTACATTCTTTTCTCTATCGTCAATCAATACTGATTTTCTGTGAGCGAAAGCTGCTTTCTGACTACCTTTGAATGTAGGTATAATAATCAGATTGTTTGTAAAATGTCTTTGGATCCATTCTATTTTATCTTGTACAACTATAGTTCTATTAACAGTACCTGCAGCAGTCAAAATTTCTGTATGAATACCAGAGTTCATAGTCCAGTCAACGAGTTTCCACGCATCAGGTAGAGGCTCCAACTTTCTAAAAAGATGTCTAGCCGTAAGTTCTCTCTTGTTTTCATCATAGATGTCACTCATTCCTTTTAGATCAACTTTGTGACCTAACATATCTTCTAAACCTCTTTCGAAGTTCGCGAGAACTCCGTCCATGTCTAAAAATATTTTCGTTATTTTTTTATCATTTTCCATACTGTTAGTATAACAAAAGTGTACCTGCGGTATCAATCATATTTTAAACCTTCTGTTTTTTCAGAACTAATTCTTTTACCTGTAGTTGTTTGATCCATTACTGGTCCAATATCAACTAATTCATCTTGAGCTGACTGTTCACAATCATATAATCTCATCTTTGATCTATCGACACCCAATACGAATCTCTTATGATAACCAGGATCATTGTATCTATTCTTTAATTGTTTTACCATTACTTGATCAAGTTCTTGCATATCTTCTGTAGATATCAAAGCGAACATAAAGTCTGCTGTTGCAGGTAATCCGAATGATTCAGAAGTATCTTCAAGACCTACATCTGTAGATACAAAACCTGTTCTGTTTGTTTGTGTTGCTGACATAATCGGAACATCAAACTCAACTGCTAACCCTCTGAGTTCTTCTGCTATACTCTTAACATAAGTGTAAGTATTAACATTACTACCAGGTCTTACTCTGAATGATGCACATATATTCAAGTAATCAATAAAGATAACATCAGGTTTGAAGTCTCTTTTTAAATCAAGTTCTTGTAATAAATGTCTGAAATGACCACTATGTGCTGTTGCTGTCGGATATTCTTTGATGATCAATTTACCTTTAGTCTTTTCTCTGACTCTAGTAATCTTTTTCTCATACATCATCTTTGGTAGATCACCTAGATCATTCAATGATATGTCAAGTAAGTTCGCGTCGATTCTCTCCGCGATCTTTTCTTCTGCCATTTCCATTGTGATATACAAAACATTCTTACCTTGTAATAAAGATGATGATGCACAATGACACATGAATAGAGATTTACCAACACCAGTACCTGCCATACAGATATTCAATGTCTTATTCGGAAGACCACCTTTAGTGATCTTGTTCATAAGGTCTAAATCAAAAGGTATTCTTTCTTCTTCTCTATGCATGAACTCATATCTTGAATCCCAATCTTCAATGAAGTCATGACCTATATTACTGTCAAAAGAAACAGATAATGCTTCTCTGAGTATATCAGGTATCTCACCTTGTGCACCTTCTTTGTCTTGTATGATTGAGATAGAACTCATTACACCATTGTATACTGCTCGATCTTTACACCACTTTTCAGTAGAATCAATTAACCATTCATCAGGTGTTTGTGTCGTGTCTTCTTTGATTTCACGAATCAGAACCATTGTATCTGATATAAGTTGTTGATCAACACCTTCGATCTCATCAATATCAATGATGAGAGCTTCAGTTGTCGGTGGTGTCTGATATTTTAGAAAGTATTCTCTAATTTGTTTATAGAGAAATTCTTCATCTCTTTCTTGAAAGAACTCACTCTTAATGTAAGGTAATGTCTTTCTTATGAAAGGTTCATTCTGTATCAGATTCTTGAGTATCGTCTGTTCTAGTCTGGTTGCCATATTTATATTCTTGTTTCGCTGCTTCGTCTAATTGATCAAGTACTTCTTGAGTAAAATACTTCTCTGGATTGTTATTAATAGTTTTACCAAATTGTGTTGTACCATCAGGTAATTCTACTCTTGTTGATGATTGTTTAAAGATACCATACTTGATTGCTAGTTCTAGTAATCCATAGTATCTATCTAAACCTGTATCGTATGATAACATTACATCAACCATTTTGTTCTCAACTGTAAGTCTTGATTTCTCATTCTTACAATGAACAATATTTCCAATAACATCTTTACCGTCTTTCTCTTTCTTCTTAGACAAAAAGATAATTGATGATGCTGCGTACTTAAGACCTGATCCACCACCCATTACTTTCTTCGCGAACAATCCCATTTCATCATAAGTATGATTCGTTACGATTAATGGAACACCTGCTTTACCTAACTTAAGAGTCAATACTCTAAAAGCACCTTTAACTAATTGTGCTCTCGTCATATCTTTAGTCTCTGCTCCAGACGCTGTGTCTTCAATCTCTTTAGTTGTTGATAACATACCAAGTGAATCAAGTACAAAACACATCTTCATGTCTGTCTTGTCTTTCATATATTGATCAAGAATCTTAATAGATTGAGTTCTGAACTCTTGAATTGTTGTTACAGGTACAATCACGATTCTTGAAGAATCAATTCCTCTTTCCTCGATCATGTCTTTTGTGATTGCACTTTCAGACTCAAAATAGATAACTGCCGAATCCGGATTATCATCTAAGAATCTTTTACACATTCCAAGTGCGAAGAATGTTTTACCTGTTGCTGATTCACCTGCTAACGCTGTGATCTTATTACTAGGTAATCCATCATATATTGAACCAGATAAGAGAGCGTTAAAGATATACGAACCTGTATCAATGTAACCACTGACATCTGCAGCTTGTACTCCGTCTTCTACAATAGAAGCGAACTCATTACCTGTTGTTTTTACTAAGTTTTTCAAATAACTCATTATTTATCTCCATAATTTAACTGTTTCTTTCTTTTCTTCTCATAGCTTTCAAACTATTATCATAATCTATATGTTGTCTAATCTCTTTTTTCCAAGATTGTATTTCCATGTAAACAAGACCCAATAAGAACCATGTTACAAAATGAAAAGACAAGAAGATTAATTGAATTTCAGTCATATATCTATTATACTACCGAACTTGTATCTGTCAAGTTTTTCATAGTCCTACCCAAAAAATGAATCAAGTGTACTAACAGGTTCTGTTGTCCACCCGATCTTATCTAATATTACACCTAGAGGTTCGACAAAAGATTTTTGAAATTGTGTATCGTAATCAATATACGGTTCTAGTTCGAACTCTTTAGGTAACGCTGAAACAAAAGAAATAACATTCTCATTCATTATATTAGGTAGTTTCATATAACAAAACTTAACTTTCTCACCATTCTGTATCACAGGATATTTCTTGTCTATATTGTATTTATATAAAAAGTTATTGTAAAGTAATGATCCTCTTACATGAATCGGTGTACCCTTGTTATAGATAGAAGCCGCGTTGTAATATTTTTTGACATTTTGAACACCACGAGGAAATGATATTTCTTCTATCGGTAATTTGTTGAATTCATTTCTTGAATTAGTAATAAAATCCCATACATCATTTTCAGTTCCATTCATTAATGTACGAATACCTTCTTCTAGTTTCTTTCTACACCACATCGGTGTTGAAGACTTCGCTGTCTCGATACCCATCATTTTTAGTTTCGGTGTTTTGAATCTTACACCTTCTGAATCATGTACATTGAGAATATATCTTTTCTTTGCTGTCCATATACCTTTGTCTGCTATGACTTCTCTACCCATTTCCATTTTATTCTGATACGCGTTTGTATAAGAAGCTAGTTCTTCGTAGTTAGAATTAATCATAGGTTCTATTTTTTCTTTCGCGATAGTGTCAAGAAACTCTACAGGATTCTTCGGATTGACTCTATCAACTAAATCTTCAAATGTTACATAGATTGAATCTGTATCAATCGCGACAACATAATCTTTATCAGTCTCAAGTAATTTATTAAGAAACTTGTTAACAGCTCTTTCTACCCACTTGATACTTAACTGACCTGATGTTGTAATACCTTCAGCGATCTCTCTGTTGAAGTATCTGAAATACTGATTACCTAGAGCTCCATAACAACTATTAAGTGAAATCTTTCTTACCATTTGATTGTTATTGTATTTAACAATCGCGTATTCACATTCTTTTCTTTTAACTAAATCATTCTTGTCGATTGTTTCTAGTTCTATCTGTTTGTCAATCATCTTTCTTTTGAACAAGACTCTTTGATCATACATTTCTTCTAAGAGTTCAGGTAGAAATCCTTGTTTATCAGTTCTAAACAAAGCACCATTCGGTGTGACTGTTGTTTCAGTTAACATACTGAGATCAACTTCACCTTCTAGTAATTTATTTACATTGATTTCTTGATTGAATATTTTCTTTTGATAAGTGTCCGGACTCATATTGTATTGCATGATCAAATGAGGATATAGACTGTTTAAGTCAAAAGACATTACCCATTTGTGTTGTCCGACTTGAGGTTCTTTTACATACGCTCCAATGATTCGTGAATCTTGAGCCAACTTCTTCGGTGGTGGAACCATACCTCGTTTCTTCAAGAAGTTATAGATAATTAAATCCCAATATCGAACTGATCCAAATACATCTTCAAAGTTACACTTCGCTTGATATGCCATAGTAATAACTAACTCCATGAGTTGTAGTTTATCGTCTAGTTGTTCAACAAGTTCTGTATCTCTGATATTATAATCTAAGAACTTTTGATAATCATTTCTGTAGAATAGATGCATCGCTCCGAACTCTGAGTAATCAATTTTCTTTTTACCTAATTCGACTTCTGCTATATGATCTAATCGATATGTTTCTCTTGTAATGTATGTAAACTTTTTATACATCTCAAGATAATCAAGAATCGCTACACCTGCTATGTTGTATGAGATCATTTTCTTTTGACCCATATACAACCATTCTCTTGATGTAATTAATTCATGTGGTGATAACTTACGAACTGTATCCCAATCAAAGAGTTTCCAAATACGATTAACAAGATACGCGATATCAAAAGTCTCAACATTCCAACCTGTAATGATGTCAGGTTCTAGTTCATCCCATATTCTCATGAACTCTAAAAGTAATTCTTTTTCATGTCGTGTCTTATGATAGATCACATTCGGATCATCATTCTTGTATTCAAAGTTATCAATACCAATCACATGAGTTTCTTTATGTCCAAAGAGTTTCATAGTAATCGCGTTTACTCTTTCTTCTGCTTCTGTCGGTTCAGGAAATCCGTTCTCACACTCACACTCAATATCAATGTTAAGAATATTAATGTTCTTAATGTCAAAGTCTATATCAGAAGGATATGTCTCAGCGATATAAGTGTACTCCCATTGTTCAAGTCCATGAATATCAATACCTGTGTTGTCATATTGTTTCTTCCAATGTCTTGCTTGACTCGGAGAACTAAACTTCTTTGACTGTAGATACTCACCTGCTATTGACTTGTGAGCTGTTGGTTTGTTTGTAGGGATATACAAAGTCGGTTCGTATTTCAATCTTTTGATATACTTTTCACCATTCTTAACACCTCTCGCGAGTATTAAGTCTTTGTATCTTTTAATGTTTGTATAGTAATGCATAATGTAATTTTTGTGTATAGTTTATTATAACAGCGGTTTGCCATTATGTCTATACCAATGTGGTTTTTGTTTTATTCTTTCTTCTATTCTTTCTCTTATGATAGCTCTGTCTCTATCAGTAGGTTTCCAATCATTGTAATAGTCTGTTGGAAATTGTGTAACTTTAAATAAGCGTGTCTTATCTAATTTAAAGTTTCTTTTAGTTAATTCAGTTTTTATTTGTTCGTATCTATTATAAAGATATTTACCTTTATCATAAAAGAACATGACATGACCTGTACCCAAAGTTAATTCTTTAGGGATTCTTTTCTTATCCCACTTTGGCGATGCTAGTGATTTTTGAAGAGCCGAACCGATCATGAATATCTCTCGATATTCTGCCATTAGATGTTGATCGGTAAGTTCTTCTACAGGTAATATATTTATTCTTGTCAAACTACTCTATCAGGTACGAAGTGATCTTGAACAGCTTTTAGTTTTTCTTCGGCTGTAGTTAGTTTTTCAAGTTGTTCATCAATAGCTCCGACAAGATCAGAATGTTCTCCAATCCCAACTGAACTATTCATGTAAACAGTAATGTTAGCTTTAGCTGACGCTACTTCACCTTGATATCTCAATATAAGAGCTTCTCTTAATTGTTTATCTATATTCATAATATATCCTTTTGTTTATATAGACCTAAGTCTATCCATTAATCTATGAGCTCTGTTATAGACTTGTTTAGCCCATTTAGAGTCAAGACCTTGTATCGATGCCTCAACCCAATTACCTTCATTGAGTGCTGAGAACATCATCTTAAACTTTTTAAGTCTAGTAATACCTAGATTAAAAGCCATGTTAGCGATAATGAGTTTTACTTCTTCTGGATATGTAGCCCATTCTGATAAATGACCTTCACAATCATTCAGAACATTTCTAATATCTTGATAAAATAATTCATCACATCTTGTTTGTGTAATTTTATAGCCTACACCTTGACCATGTTCTATGTCACCTTCTAAGATTAAATGTCCGACTCCTACTGTAGGATATCCAAGATGATCTAAGTATACTTCAAGTACAACTCCTTCATCTGCAGACACTTCGTCTTTCAATCGAACCATAAATTCTTTACTATATTCCATTTTTTAATTCCTCTATGCCTTGGTTGGCTAGTAATTCTATGAGAATATTTCCCATAAGTTGATTAAATTCTTCATCCTCTGAAATTGTTTCTTTCATTTCATCAGGACATGAACGAACAGCTCTCTCAAAATCTAATGTTGGTATTTCAGATTCTTCTCTAGGTATAAAATTAATTTTACCATACTGATAGATTATATCTTTATAAGTACCTTTCAGAATTTTGATAGCTCTTTCTCCATTTTGATGAACAACCTCTGTATAGAGACCATCATCAAATAATGGATAATGAGTATTTAGTTCTTTATCTTCCTTGACCACGATATTTCTTTAGCTGTCTTTTCTTATCTTTGTTCATAGTTGAAGTACCGATTTTAACTCGTCTACCTCTACCACCAACTCCAATAGAACTAGTCTTAGAACCTCGTAGTCTTTCAGATTTTCTATAAAGTTGAGCCATTATCTATTTTCGGCATAACCTAATAAACCGACAAATACTAACAACCCGAAAAATCCTGTTGTTGTATTTAACGCGTCAAATATATAGGACATATCATATCCTACTAAAAGACTTGTTACTACGAATAGTCCAAACATTGAAGCTACTACTTGTATGAGTCCTACTGACTTCATTTTGTTTTGTTCTTAGAACCTTTAGGTCTTCCACGACCTCTCTTGACAGGTGTTTTCTTAACCGCTGTCTTTCTCACTTTCTTAGTAGGTGTTCTTCCATCTTTGTAAGCTTCGTTAGTATTCGGTGTAGATTTATCATCAGCGACAAACCTCCCTTTACTATCTTTAGCTCTTTCACCAGACGGTTCACCAACCATGAAGTTTACGAATTTATTCCAAATTCCCATTTTTTTCCTCGTTAGTTTTATTTAATTGTGTAATATATGGATCTGTATAATCTATATAGTCAAGTTCAGGATCATACCTTTTAAACAAGTTCATAATATAATTTTTAATTTTCCTAAACATACTATCTATTATAACAGCAAAAGCTGAGGTGTCAAGTTTTTTGACACCCCAAACTATAGGTTAGTTATTCAGCTAAGAATTGTTTCTTATCTGACGACTTGAGACTCCCAATCTCAATAGTTCTAGCTTTCTTTTCTTCTGGAACTACTCTTTCAGCATAAATGGTTAGAATACCATTTGAAAGATCGGAACCTTTAACAACTACATCTTCTGCTAAAACAAAAGTTCTATTGAATTTTCGTTGTGAGATTCCTTGATGTAAAAACCCATTATCTTTTTCACCAATGTCACCGTTAATAGTAAGATTGTTTTCTTTAACTGAAATAGTTAAATCATCTTCACTAAAACCAGCCACAGCTAATTCAATAAGAAAAGTATCTTCTACTTTACCTTTACGAATATTGTAAGGTGGATAATTGGTTTGTGGGATTGATCGAACTCTGTCTAATGAATTGAATACATTATCAAAGCCGACTGTGAATGGAGATAAATCTCTCCAGATTTGCTCATTAATAGTCATTGTGACCTCCTTATGTTAAGCAAGGTTAAAAAAATAGACCCGAACCTACGGCGTCTACAATTATATTTATAACAGTTTATTAACTGTTTTTCATATACTTAACCATTAGTTCATCTTTCTTAGACTCCCAAAGTTTTTTCATCTCTGGGTCTTGAGCTCTATTCATAGCTTGTCTAAGAAAAAAGATTCTCTTGGTTAAAGATTTAGGTTCTAACCTAATAGGTATAGCACTCATAAATTTCCTTCTTCTAAATGTTGTTTATTACCAAGATACTGTTTGTACTTGATTCGATTTAAAACTGTTTGTTTGAATTTGTTGTTTGGATCAAAGTCATTGATTGAATGACGATTAATTGTAGCTCTACAAGTGAAAACATCACCTTCACTTAATATGTGTGGAGCTCCATCAGGACCTTTAGTAAAATCATGATCTACTCTTATTTGTGTCATATCTGAGAAACACATTAACTGAGCACCTTCTTTATTCATAAAATTATGAACTGTAAAATCTCGTCTTGTTTTATAGTTACCCATATACTTAAGAGTCATATCATATCGTTTCTTTTCTGTACCGACATAAACTCCACCCGGAAGTATGTCTTTATTAGATTCTCTTAATTTATCTTGTTTAGCTTTCTTTTCTATGTATGTCATAGTTCTTTTAACACCTTCTATTTGTCTAGGAGAAATAGGTTTAGACCTAACAATTCTGTCATAGATATCACCTATAAACCCATTGACATTCTGATTGTCTATAATCCATTGAAATAGATCATTTTCTTTCTTCATAAACTCTTGAGGATTCATACTTTTTTATTTTTCATTATGTACATAGTATAACAAAAATGTACCCGCGGTATCAACTATATTCATGGGGTTTTACACCCAATTTCATCCCTCAGCTTTTTTAATGAGGTAAGGCCTCCTCGCGAAGTTGTGTTCATCACTTCCCAACCAGACCACGGTCCAGCATTTCCATGTCCGTTTATCATCTTCAACCAACCAACCACTTATCAAGATTCAACTTCATTATGTATATTATACAAAAAGTGTACCCGTGGTGTCAAATGTGACAGTTTTGTGACATAAATAAGAGTATGATTAAAAGAATGTGGAAAGACTTTCATAGAATGATGAAAGCGGGAAGACTACAAAAAGTAGTTAAAAAATTTATACCTTCAGAAGTTTAATCTTTGTAGAGTTTACGAACCTCTCCATTTATTAATGGAGCATACATTTTAACAGGTTCTTCTTTACCTTTGACTTTAACTTCACCTAAGACACTAAATGGTATATCAGTACATTGTAGATACGAATATTCAGACACGATAATTGGAGTATCTTCTTGTCTTGTTTGTGCTTCTAATCTAGCTCCAAGATTAACAGCGTCACCGACAACACTATAGTCCATTCTACTTTCTGAACCCATATTACCTACAATACAAGTACCTGTATTAACACCTGTACCAAACTTAACTCTAGGTAATCCCATGTCTTTCATCTTTTCTTCTAGTTCATCACCTAGAAGTTCTATTTCTATTGAAGTCTTTACAGCTAACTCAGCGTGATTCTCACAAGGTATAGGTGCGTTCCAAAACGCCATGATACAATCGCCCATGTACTTATCAATAGTACCACCATTCTTTAAAACAATCTTAGTCATTTTATCTAAGAACTCATTGATCAATTCTACTAATCCTTCAGGATTATCTTCTTTCATATACTTCTCGCTTATTGGAGTAAATCCTACAATGTCAGCGAACATGAAACTCATCTCTTTTCTTTCACCACCTAGTTTCATTAGACTAGGATCTTTGACAATCATATCAACATACTCTGGTGAGATATAGTTTCCAAACTGACTTTGAATTTGTTGTTTTAATTTGAAATTAATATAGAAGTTATTAAAGCTTGAATGACTAAATAGAAGTATAAACACCACAAGGGGATATGAGAAATCGATCAAGAGCCCGGAAGCGAAAGCTTCAAACCCAACAGCGACAACGCCGACTACACTGCCACCGAATAAGACAGCTGATAACCATATCGGTAGATAATATACGGATAGGAGAAGTAGAAGTCCCACGAAAATTAGTAGACAAACCTCTAGCAACAGAATGGATTGAGGTC